AGAATACGCTGGCAAAGTGACAACCGAGACCTCAAAGAGTCGCTCGATTTGTGTCAATGTGCGAAGTCCAGCATCGCGAGTCTGTCCATCGGGTGCGACTGTGAATGCGAATGACATCTTGTCCATATCGCCTCGACGAAGTGCCGAGGAAAGTTCCTGAGCCTTTGGATTTGCAGGGTCAAGTTCTGCCTCAATGTAGAGACCTGTCTTGTCTTGACGAAGTTGCAAGGTTCCTGACTGGCTTGAAGCAAGTGGGATTCCTTCCATGTCGTGATTGACAAGGAGGAAGACTGGATCGCCAGAAGATAGGGCGCGAGTGAAAGCACCGGGAGCGATGACTTCACGGAAATTCAAGCCATCTGCTTCCTTGTTGAAGGTTGCAGCGTAGCCAGCAATCCGAAGCGATCCATCGGTTGTATCAACCGCACGAACCTCGGCACTCATTGTGATGCGTTCTGCTGTTGCCATTGCCTTGCGCTGTTCCATCATTTCGACATCCTCTGCTCTTGGGGCTGGAAGGGCTTTGATAACTGTCAAGATGTCTGGGCGGTGAACCGACACGACATCGGTTGGAACCCATCCATTCCCCTGCTCCTTGTAGATACGGACTGCGAATGCTGGCTGGTCTGGTGTTGTCTCTAGGACATAGCCTTCGGATGACTTTGCCTGACCCTTGGTGACTACTTTCTCAACCTTGCCCTTGGCGCGACCATTGCTGGTGTTCCAAGAGACGAAAGTTCCTTCTCCGATACGAGCTGCGGAAGCGCGACCCTCGAATGGAGCCTTGATGGAGTCATCGTTGAAAGCCTTTGCCATCTTTGCATAGTAGGCAGCAACTTTGGTCTTGATTGCATCCTGCTGATCGCTTGGGATTTTTACTCCACCGCGAGCGCCGTTCAAGATTCCTGCAACTGCGAAGATTGCTTTTGGAACTGCCTTCAATTCGCCATCGATGATGTCTGCGAATTGCAACTTGTATGAGCCGAGAAGTTCCTTGTTGGATTCATCGACATAGAAGAATGCTTTGGCGTACTTTGACCAGTCGATTGAATCTCCACCAGCCCAAGCCTGAACGCGCTTATCGGCTGCTGCTGCATCCCAAGTTGTGTCGCGGTCTGCGAAAGCGAGGTCATCGGAACCAATGACGGCGCGAATTTCTTCATCGGTCATCGCCGAATAGGAAATCATCATTGGCATGATGGCTGCATCGAAGTCATCTGGGACATCATCTGCATCGACACCCTGGTCATCGAGGGCATCTGGTGAAGGTTGGGTGACTTCCTGACCGAGAGATGCGGTCAATTGCCACTTCCAGAACTGATGCTGGTCAATACGACCTGCGAGGAAGTTGGCAACTCCCTGCTGATTGTAAGCACTAGCGCAATCGAAAGCATCTGACAATTCATCGAGAATAATGTCGTTCGCTGCGAGAAGGTCATTGGCGAGCGCAATTGGGTCTTGCAAAGTTGTTGAAGCATCTTCGATTGAGCGAAGTGCTAAGAATGAGCCGAGTGTGAATGGTGCAAGAGAGCCGAGCTTGCGAAGGTTCTCCGCAATTGGATCGATTGACTCATAAACATCTTCGTAAATCTTCAGGAATAACTTGTGGTATTCGCTGAAGTCTGCGCCTCGGACATTCCAATGAGCGCCGTGAGCGCGGAAATAGAATGAGACGACATCGGCAAGCAGTTCGGTCAATTCTTCATTCAAGTCTGGAACCTGATTCATGTCTGGCATTTCACTCTCCTTGGATTCCATCAGGGAAAGCGCCCTTGCGCTTTTCGTGATTTGATTTCTGATTTTTGTTGCCCACTCGAAACCTGGGTCTCCACCCCAAGCCGACCAAGCGACTCTCCCTGCTGATGGAAAGCCATCTTCCCCTGAATTGAAACCCTCTGCCTTCTTGTCCACTTCGTGCCTCTTGAAGAATGAAAACATTCTCAAGATTGTTTCTGCACTTACTGGGTGTCCAGCAGCCAAGTCGCTTGCTCTTTTTTTGCCCACAGGTGTGAAGCCAGAGCCAGCATGACCATCAGCAATCCAACCCAAAGCCATTTTCGCTTCATCTTGGACTCCTTTGGGAACGCGATATGTTTCAGCCATTACTCAAGAACTCCCATCACAGGTGCGGAAGGGTCGGTATCTTCTCCGAGTGAAGGATTCTCTCCGCCAGCAGTTACATTGCCAGCAAGAGCCTGATTGAACTTATCTCCGCCCTCGTAAGGTTCCAATCCTTCAATCTGACGAACTTCATTTGGAGTGCGAGCGCCCATCGAAACATTTATCATGTTCACGCGAGCGCGAGTGATTGCATCTGTACGAAGTAGGGTTGAAGTATCGAATGCGACATCATCTTCAGGGTCAAGAATGTTTGAGATTGCAATTTCAATTCGACGAAGCCAAGGGGCAATCGTATGAGTGAGGAAATTGAGGGATGCTTGTTCTACATTCTGATAGGTCTGATTATCGCCAGAGGCCAGGAGTAGGTGCGACGGAATGCGGAAGATGCGAGCGATGTCGCGAATCAACTGCTCGCGAGACTTGATCATCTCTGCGTCGGCTGCTGAAGTTGTGATTGGCTTGAAGGTCAGGCCATCAGAGAGAACTGCTGGCTTGCGGTGACGGCGATGGGTTGCCTCCCATGTCGCCTGAATGACGCGAGCCTGTTCCAAATTCAGCTTTTGCGGAGTCTCAAGAACGCCAGAAGGTGTTCCTCCCTCGCCGTAGAACTGGGCAAGGTGGCGATCCATAGCGATGGAAAGGCCGATGAGATTGCGAGCCTGATTGAGTGGGGAGATACCCACCAAAGATTGAGGCGGTGTGAACCAGCGAAGGTGAAGAATATCCTCACGGTTCATCTCGTTGCCGAGGTGCAAATAACGGCGACCGGTCATGTCACCTGTTGGAAGCACCTGCATTTGATAAGGGTGCAAAGGAACAAGACCAATCATGTTGCCCAAGCGATCGCGGTCGATTTTGACATAAGCATTTCCATGCAAAGCCATCGAAGCGACAATCTGGTGAATCAATTCGTAAGTGTTTGATTCTGGGTCAGGGTCGGCAAGTACATCAGGCAAAGGTCGCATGACTCGCTTGCCATCATTGCCAATGGTGTAGCAGCGAAGTGGCATGGAAGCAACAGAGTCAGCAAGAAGTGAGACAGCGCCGAGAACGGATGAGACACCGAGAGCAGTCCATTCATCAATTCGCTCACCAGCAGCCGAGGTCATAGATGTTTGACCATAAAGCTGACTCAATGGGGAAACATAGTTATTGAATTGAGGGTATCGGCCTACTGTGAAGGATTGGATGCCACGCGAGAAGATGCTCATTCATTTCCTCCAAAACCAGCGAAGTCTGCTAATACTGAACCAACGATTGCCAAGATTCCTCCTGCGATGAGTGCTGCGCCAAGTCCAAGGATGATTCCGACACCTGTTGCGATTGATAAAGCACCAACAACTTCAACTGCGGTGCTGATTTTTTCACGCATTTGGAACCTCCATTGTGAACGGATCGAATACTTGTGGCAATGAACCACCTTGAGATTGCCACCATGCAGCTCTTTCGAGCGCCATGACGGATGAGACTGCAAGGTCAATCCTACGCTTTGAGCCTTTCGCTTCTTTGGAAAGTCTCGAACCGCGATTGTCGGTGCGAAGTTGAGCGTTGCCGATATGTCGTGCAAGTTGAGCGTCACCATTTTGGGTGATTGTCTTATTCATGACCGACTCGAAGAATCGTGTTGTCGCCGGGGTCATTCGGCTAGCGGTCTGCGGGAAGGTGACAACAGGCAAGCCTTCATCTTCAAGCACCTGGAATGTTCTTGCCCATCGGTATGGATCGCAAGCAATTTCAAGAACTTGCCATCTGGTCGCTGCCTTGCGAATGGCATCCTCAACTTCAAGAACAGGAACCTGCCAACTCGCATCAGCTTCGTCTGGCTTCTCCCAAATTGCAACGGGCATGATGTGTGGAGTTTCCTCAACCGATACCGCCACGATTGCGGTACAGTCGC